TAAAAAATACAAGTGGGCTAAAGTAAAAGGAGACAAGGGAGAAAAAGGAGATAAAGGAGAACCGGGACAACGTGGTTTAGATGGCTTGCAAGGTGCAAGAGGTGAACAAGGATTACCTGGTCGCAATGGTGCAGATGGCCGTACTCAATACACTCACATAGCTTACAGCAATAGCGCTGATGGAACTAAGGATTTTTCTGTAAGCGCCTCTGATAGAGCTTATATCGGTATGTATGTTGATTTTAATAGTGCTGATAGTAATACTCCATCTGATTACAATTGGACACTTGTAAAAGGAGCTGATGGCGCAAACGGCGTGGCAGGTAAGGCTGGTACAGATGGTAGGACACCATACTTACACATAGCTTACGCCACATCAAATAATGGATCACAAGGTTTTTCAACTACTGACAGTACAAATAAAACGTATATCGGAACATACACAGATTACACTCAGGCAGATAGCACAGATTACAGAGTGTATAAGTGGACGTTGATAAAAGGGGCAGATGGTACTGGTATTTCTAATGTAACTAATTATTATTTAGCTACTACAGTCTCAACAGGTATCACAAGAACAAGCGCAGGGTGGACAACTACGCCACAGCCTATCACATCAGACAAGCGTTATTTATGGAATTATCGAGTTGAGCTATACACAAACGGTACAAGTAAGACAACAGAGCCTACTGTTATTGGTGTGCACGGGGAAAAAGGAGAACGTGGATTACAAGGTTTACAAGGCTTGCAAGGCGCACGAGGTGAACAAGGTATTCCTGGACCTAGAGGGGCAGATGGTCGTACACAATATACTCACATGGCCTATGCCGATAACGCAACAGGTGGTGGATTCAGTCAAACAAACACTGACAAAGCCTTTGTTGGAGTGTACATTGACTTTAATCCAACAGACAGCAGAAATCCTGCTGATTATCGCTGGACAAGATGGAAAGGTCGTGATGGCGCAAACGGCGTGGCAGGTAGGGCTGGTGCAGATGGTAGGACACCATACTTACACATAGCTTACGCCACATCAAATAACGGCTCACAAGGCTTCTCAACTACTGACAGTACAAATAAAACGTATATCGGAACATACACAGATTACACTCAGGCAGATAGTACCGACCCTAAAAAATACAAGTGGGCTAAAGTAAAAGGGGACAAGGGAGAAAAAGGCGATAAAGGAGAACGTGGATTACAAGGTTTACAAGGCTTGCAAGGCGCACGAGGTGAACAAGGTATTCCTGGACCTAGAGGGGCAGATGGTCGTACACAATATACTCACATGGCCTATGCCGATAACGCAACAGGTGGTGGATTCAGTCAAACAAACACTGACAAAGCCTTTGTTGGAGTGTACATTGACTTTAATCCAACAGACAGCAGAAATCCTGCTGATTATCGCTGGACAAGATGGAAAGGTCGTGATGGCGCAAATGGCGTGGCAGGTAAGGCTGGTGCAGATGGTAGGACATCCTATTTCCATATAGCATACGCAGCAAGTGCAGACGGATCACGCGAATTTAGTTTAGAGGATAATCGCCAGCAATATATGGGCTATTATTCCGATTTTACCGCAGCAGATAGTAGAGATCGAACTAAGTATAAATGGTTTGACCGACTAGCTAATGTTCAAGTGGGTTCCCAGAACTTGCTTAGAAATACTGCAACTCTTCCTATTAAAAATGGATTAGACGGTACCTGGCGGAGTACGTCAGGTGGTAACGGAGTAGCGGAACCTGTTACCTTGGATAAATATCCTGTACCTGGAATCCTAAAAGGTGTTCGAGTTAAAAACAACACCAACGGGGGTAATAAGGACCTTAGCCAGATTATTAACTTAGTTATAGGTCAACGTTATACAATATCCTGCTGGGCTCGTGTAAGCTCTACAAGTGATCGATCTACTGTGAACCTACTAGTAAGGTCCTGGACAGTGAACGATACTAATAGGATACTTTTTAAGGCTATAAGTAATAAGACTTGGGTTAAGTACAGTCTTTCCTTCACTGCGGACGCTGAGAAAAATTCAATTCAGTTCGGTCAAAACGGACCAGGTAATATTGAAATCTGTGGAATGAAATTAGAACTCGGTAATGTAGCCACTGATTGGTCCTTATCCGTAGAAGACATTCAATCTCAGTTAGACGGAAAAGCTGACCAAAAGCTAACTCAACAACAATTGACGGCCCTAACTGAAAAGGCTCAGCTACACGACGCAGAGTTGAAAGCTAAGGCTACGATGGAACAATTAAGTGATTTAGAAAAAGCATATAATGCCTTTGTGAAATCAAATGCAGATAGTCGAAAAAAATCTGAGTCTGATTTAGTTGAAGCAGGTAGAAGAATTGATTTGCTGACGACACAATTTGGAGGATTAGCAGAGCTTAAAACATTCATTGATACTTACATGAAAAGCACAAATGAGGGCTTGATTATAGGTAAGAATGATGCAAGCTCTACTATTAAGGTATCAAGTGATAGAATATCCATGTTTTCTGCAGGTAAGGAAGTTATGTACATTTCGCAAGGTGTAATAAATATTGATAATGGTATTTTTACTGCATCAATTCAAATTGGACGTTTTAGAACAGAACAGTATCATCTTAACAAAGATGTGAATGTCATACGATATATAGGAGGTTAAAAAAGAGGGAAATGACTAAATTTATCAATTCTAGCGGTTCACTACACTTGAATATTTACATCGAACAAGTTAGTCAAGATATCGCTAACAATTCCTCAAGAGTTAGTTGGAAAGCTACTGTTGACCGTGATGGAGCTTACCGCACATATACTTATGGTAATATTAGTAACTTGTCTGTATGGTTAAATGGGTCAAGTGTGCATAGTAGTCATCCAAACTTTGACACATCCGGGCAAGAGTTTACTTTAGCAAGTGGGGAAGTAACCATCCCACACAGTGGTGACGGAACTAAGACTTTTGCAGTATGGGCATCGTTTGACCCAAATAACGGAGTACATGGAAACATTACCGTATCAGCAAACTATACTCTTTCAAGCATTCCTCGATCTAGTAGTGTAAGCGACAATGCTCTTTCAGGAAATAGGCGGCTCGGAAGTCCTCACACTCTCACTATTGATCGCAAATCTAGCTCATTTACTCACCAAGTATGGTATAGAGTGTTTGGTAGCAACTGGATTGATTTAGGAAAAAATCACGCAACAGGCGTTTCTTTCGTACCTAATATTGACCTAGCTAGATACAACACAAAAGCAAAGTCTGGCACGATGGACATATGTGTTCGAACATATAATGGAACTACTCAAGTTGGAAATGACGTTTACTCAAATGGGTGGTATTTTGAAATTCCGGAAAGCGTGAAACCTACATTTTCTGGAATTACATTGACTGATATGAATACTGTTGCTAGGCAACTATTGAGCGGAAATAACTTTTTACAGATTATTTCTGATATTCAGGTCAACTTTAATAATCCATCCGGGGCTTATGGTTCGACTATCACAGGATATCGTGCTGAAATCGTAAACAAGAATCAGGTTACAACTGTAAACGGTGGTAGGCTTGGTATGATGAATTTCAATGGTTCAGCAACGATTCGAGCTAGTGTGGTTGATAGCCGAGGCAGGCAATCAGATACTAGAGATATTACAATCAATGTTATTGAATATTTTGCACCAGCTTTTAGTTTTACAGCTTTTAGGACGCGGGAAACACCTAACATTATTCAAGTTGTCAGGAATGCTAAAATCGCTCCTATCACTTTATCAGGTAGTCAAAAAAATGTCATGACACTATCATTCAAAGTAGCTCGATTAGGTAGTACAACTTTTACAGCTGATCATGGTAGAGCTTCTGGTATTTGGACAACTCAACACACCTTAAATAATTCAGCTGCTAACATGGCAGGTAATTATGTTGCAACCAAATCATTTGTGGTCATAGGAACTCTATCTGATAAGTTTACAAGCACAGAATTTACAGCAACAGTTGCAACTGAAAGTGTGGTAATGAGTTATGACAAAGATGGCCGTGTGGGCATTGGTAAAGTTGCAGAGCAAGGTGGTGCAGGGTCATTGGATGTCTTGGGAGATATCTACGCTAGAAATAAACCTATTCAGCAATATCAATTAACAAATCGGGATGGCAGTGCCATTAACGATTTTACAAATAATTTTGATGTACATGATAAATCTGGCTATTATCACAAATCAGCAAATTCACCAAATAATCCCTCTAAAACATGGGGATTGCTTCATGTAATCGGTGGAGGAGCGCATCTTGTTCAATATTTTGCTGAGCGTGATGGACGTCGCCGGTTATTTATTCGTGCAAAAACTAATGGAAATTGGACACCGTGGGTTGAATATGCTAGAAAAGAAGATGTTTTGTTAAAATCAGATAGCAATCCAACTCCTTGGCAAAATGCCATTTTACAAAATGGATGGAATCATCACAGGGATTACGGAGGTGTCCAATTTTCAAAAACATTCGATGGTGTTGTTTGTTTTAAAGGAACATGTAAGGGCGGAAAGATTGCACGTGAGTCAATCATACTTACTTTACCTGAACATTTCAGACCATCTACAACATTATTCAAAACTGCTTTGAATAATGATTACGGTTCAGCCGTTATAGGAATTTATCCAAATGGAAACGTAGTTGTCAAATCTAATGTAGATGCTACTTGGCTTAATTTTGATAATGTGTTTTTCAAAATATAACAACCGTAAAAAATCCCTAATTATTAACGGATAATTAATTTATAAAGGAGGAAATGACAATGTTAAAAGTCACTAAAACACGTCAGCTAGTAACTGAATTTTTCGCACAAGATGGCGACCAACAAAAATTGGTCAAAACTACTGTAATCAACACAGACAATAAAGCTGTTTCAACAATATCTGAAACGCTGCATGACCCGGAACTGTACGCTAACAATCGTATCAGTATGCGTAAGCATGAGCAAGAGTTACGAGAAATGCGCTATAAGATTGAAGATGCCATTTTGGCAGAGCTGGAAGCAGATGCTGAGCATAAGGAATAGGAGGTGTGTATGAAAATTGAATTTTTCAATTTTCTAAGAAGTGTCGTACAGACTGAAGATGGTTTGGTCTTGTACGCTCTAACACTGATTGTCTCAATGGAAATCATTGATTTTGTCACAGGGACGATTGCGGCGATTATCAATCCTGACATCGAGTACAAGAGCAAAATCGGCATTAACGGGCTCCTTCGTAAGATTTCAGGGGTTCTCTTACTGATGATCCTCATTCCGGCGTCCGTTTTGTTGCCTGAAAAGACAGGTTTTGTATTCTTGCATTCAATCTGTCTCGGGTACATCGCATTTACTTTTCAATCTCTCATTGAAAATTATCGCAAATTAAAAGGAAATGTTACTCTTTTTCAGCCGATTGTAAAAGTATTTCAGCGATTACTTGAAAAAGATGATGATACGAAAAAAGGAGAATAACAAATGCAACAAATTACTGAAATCATTACTAATGGAGCAATCAGCATCCTAGTCGTTTTGGCAGGGGTTGTAGTTAGGGCAGTCAAGGACTACCTGGTTCAAAAAGGTGGAGAAAAGACCATCAAGATTGTTGAAATCTTGGCCAAAAATGCAGTAAATGCCGTGGAGCAGGTAGCTGCTGAAACTGGCTACAAGGGAGATGAAAAACTGGCACAGGCTCGCGCTAAAGTCCGTGCTGAGCTTACAAAATACAATATTAGCATGACTGACAAAGACTTAGACACCTTCGTAGAGTCAGCAGTGAAGCAGATGAATGACGCATGGAAAGGACGATAGGGAATGGATATCGATAGAAACAGACTACGTACAGGCTTGCCACAGGTTGGGGTGCAGCCTTATCGACAAGTACATGCTCACTCAACAGGTAACCGCAACTCAACCGTACAGAATGAAGCGGATTATCACTGGCGGAAAGACCCAGAATTAGGTTTTTTCTCGCACATTGTTGGGAACGGTCGCATCATGCAGGTAGGACCTGTGAACAACGGAAGTTGGGATGTTGGGGGCGGTTGGAATGCTGAGAGTTATGCAGCGGTTGAACTGATTGAAAGCCATTCAACTAAGGAAGAGTTTATGGCTGACTATCGCCTCTATATCGAATTGCTACGCAATCTAGCGGACGAAGCAGGCTTGCCGAAGACTCTTGATACAGACGACTTGGCAGGTATCAAGACGCATGAATACTGTACCAATAACCAACCAAACAACCACTCAGACCATGTGGATCCATATCCATATCTTGCAAGTTGGGGCATTAGCCGTGAGCAGTTTAAGCAAGACATCGAAAACGGCTTGAGCGCTGCAACAGGCTGGCAGAAAAATGGCACTGGCTACTGGTACGTACACTCAGACGGCTCTTATCCAAAAGATAAGTTTGAGAAAATCAACGGTACCTGGTATTATTTCGATGGCTCAGGCTATATGCTTTCAGACCGCTGGAAGAAGCACACAGACGGTAATTGGTACTACTTTGACCAATCAGGCGAAATGGCCACAGGCTGGAAGAAAATCGCTGACAAGTGGTACTATTTCGACGTAGAAGGTGCTATGCAAACAGGTTGGGTCAAGTACAAGGACACTTGGTACTACTTAGACGCTAAAGAAGGTGCTATGGTATCAAATGCTTTTATCCAGTCAGCGGACGGAACAGGCTGGTACTACCTCAAACCAGACGGAACACTGGCAGACAAGCCAGAGTTCACAGTAGAGCCAGATGGCTTGATTACAGTTAAATAAATAGAAAGGAAACTTTCTAAATTGTTCTTTCACCGCAGGCTCAGGCTTGCGGTTTTTTTGTTTGCTCAAAAGGGGCAAAAAAGGGGCAAAAGTGTCGTAAACCTCTGTAAAACGATGTAAAAAATCAACTTTGCCCTCGCTTTAAAGCTCTAAATTTCAACGTATTGTGAAACAGTGTAAATTATCGTATCGCCTATAATTGTTGTGTGCTCTTTTTTCGTGCTTTTTCCGAATAAATAAGATAGAATAATCTAGAATAAATGATAATAGAAAAGAGAAAATTATGAAAATTCGTGGTTTTGAATTGGTTTCGAGTTTTACAGATGAAAATTTATTGCCCAAGCGTGAGACAGCGCATGCGGCTGGTTACGACTTAAAGGTTGCTGTGCGTACAGTTGTTGCGCCAGGAGAGATTGTCTTGGTTCCGACAGGGGTTAAGGCTTATATGCAGCCGACTGAGGTTCTCTACCTCTATGATCGTTCTTCAAATCCTCGTAAGAAGGGCTTGGTTTTAATTAACTCAGTTGGGGTCATTGATGGGGATTATTATGGAAATCCTGGAAATGAAGGGCATATTTTTGCGCAGATGAAGAATATCACAGACCAAGAGGTTGTTCTTGAAGTTGGGGAACGTATTGTCCAGGCTGTTTTTGCTACTTTCTTAATTGCAGATGGAGATGCAGCTGATGGCGTTCGAACTGGTGGATTTGGATCGACAGGGCACTAGAATGAAGATTATCTTTGTACGTCATGGGGAGCCAGATTACCGTGAGTTAGAGGAGCGTTCTTATATAGGATTTGGGATAGATTTGGCACCCTTGTCTGAGATGGGACGGCAGCAAGTCCAGAAATTGAGCAAAACTCCTTTACTCTCGTCAGCTGAAATAATCGTATCTTCTGCAGTCACAAGAGCTTTAGAAACGGCTTCGTATGTGGTCTGTGCTACGGGTCTTCCTTTAAGAGTAGAGCCTTTATTACATGAATGGCAGGTCTATAAAACAGGAATAGAAAACTTTGAAACAGCTAGAAGACTGTTTTTAGAAAACAAGGGGGAGTTGCTTCCTAATAGTCCTATTCAATATGAGACAGCTACGGAAATGAAGTCTCGGTTTCTAGAATGTATGTCTAAGTATCGAGAACATCAGACTGTGGTAGTTGTTGCTCATCGAATGCTCATGCGCCAGTTTGTGCCAAATGAGAAGATTGATTTTTGCCAAGTGATTGAGTGTGAGTTAGAGATATAGAAAGAGGTTTGTCATCGCAAAGAAAAAAGCGACATTTGTATGTCAAAATTGTGGGTATAATTCCCCTAAATATCTGGGACGTTGCCCCAACTGTGGGTCTTGGTCTTCTTTTGTGGAAGAGGTTGAGGTTGCCGAGGTCAAGAATGCGCGTGTGTCCTTGACAGGTGAGAAAACCAAGCCCATGAAACTAGCTGAGGTGACTTCCATCAATGTCAATCGAACCAAGACGGAGATGGAGGAATTCAACCGTGTGCTTGGAGGCGGAGTGGTACCAGGAAGTCTCGTCCTCATCGGTGGGGATCCTGGGATTGGGAAATCAACTCTTCTCCTACAAGTCTCAACCCAGTTGTCCCAAGTGGGGACAGTTCTCTATGTCAGTGGGGAGGAGTCTGCCCAGCAGATTAAACTACGTGCAGAGCGCTTAGGTGATATTGATAGTGAGTTTTATCTCTATGCAGAGACCAATATGCAGAGTGTTCGTGCAGAAGTGGAGCGTATCCAGCCAGACTTTCTCATTATTGATTCCATCCAGACCATCATGTCTCCTGAGATTTCAGGGGTGCAGGGGTCTGTTTCTCAGGTGCGTGAAGTGACCGCTGAACTCATGCAGTTGGCCAAGACCAATAACATTGCCATCTTTATCGTAGGTCATGTGACCAAAGAAGGAACCTTGGCTGGGCCTCGTATGTTGGAGCATATGGTGGATACGGTGCTTTACTTTGAAGGGGAGCGTCACCACACCTTTCGTATTTTGAGAGCGGTCAAAAATCGTTTTGGTTCCACTAATGAGATTGGGATTTTTGAGATGCAGTCGGGCGGCTTGGTTGAGGTACTCAATCCGAGTCAAGTTTTCCTAGAAGAGCGTTTGGATGGGGCGACTGGTTCCTCCATCGTTGTAACCATGGAAGGGACGCGTCCGATTTTGGCGGAGGTTCAGGCTTTGGTAACACCGACCATGTTTGGAAATGCCAAGCGTACTACGACAGGACTTGATTTTAACCGTGCTAGCTTGATTATGGCTGTTTTGGAAAAACGGGCAGGGCTTCTCTTGCAAAATCAGGATGCCTATCTCAAATCTGCTGGTGGTGTTAAATTGGATGAACCTGCGATTGACTTGGCTGTTGCAGTTGCTATTGCTTCGAGCTACAAAGACAAGCCAACTAATCCTCAGGAATGTTTTGTCGGAGAACTGGGCTTGACAGGAGAGATTCGGCGCGTGAATCGTATTGAGCAACGCATCAACGAAGCTGCTAAACTGGGCTTTACTAAGATTTATGTACCTAAGAATTCCTTGACAGGAATCACTCTGCCTAAGGAAATTCAGGTCATTGGCGTGACAACGATTCAGGAAGTTTTGAAAAAGGTCTTTGCATAATCCGTGACAAATTCTCTTAAAAATGATAAGATAGGAGAAATATTTGACTATCAAATTTTCAAGGAGGGAATCGTGTCGTATTTTGAACAGTTTATGCAAGCCAATCAGGCTTATGTTGCCCTACATGGGCAGTTAAATCTGCCACTTAAACCCAAAACAAGAGTAGCTATTGTGACCTGTATGGACTCTCGTCTGCACGTTGCGCAAGCTCTGGGCTTGGCACTTGGGGATGCTCATATCTTGCGGAATGCAGGTGGTCGAGTGACTGAAGACATGATTCGTTCGCTAGTTATTTCCCAGCAACAAATGGGGACAAGAGAGATTGTGGTATTGCACCATACAGACTGTGGTGCTCAGACCTTTGAAAATGAACCTTTTCAGGAGTATTTAAAAGAGGAATTAGGTGTAGATGTGTCAGACCAGGACTTCTTGCCCTTCCAAGATATAGAAGAGAGTGTACGCGAGGATATGCAACTGCTTATCGAGTCTCCCCTAATACCAGACGATGTCATTATCTCTGGTGCCATTTACAATGTTGATACAGGAAGTATGACAGTCGTAGAATTATAAATACTTCATTTAGAAAGAAAGTGTATGAAGAAAAGCAGTATTTTATTTATTTTTATTTTATTGCTATGTATTGGTTTACAGTATGAAACCATCTATTATACGGACGGTTCGAGGTCAGGTGCGGAATATGGACTAATGGGAGTTTCTATCTTTCTAGCTCTCTTTTACATGATTCCGGCTCTTTATTTTCTCTTCCGTATTGGGAAAAAATGGGAATTGCCAAAGAAGGTTTTGATTCTGTCTTTATTGGGAGGGATGTTCCTTTCAGGCTGGTTGTCTAGTTTTGCTAATACTTATATCCATGATTTTATGAACTGCACCCCAAAAGTTAGACAGAAAAAATCTAACTTTTGGGGTGTTTTTATTATGAAATTAACTTATGATGATAAAGTTCAGATCTATGAACTAAGAAAGCAAGGACAAAGCTTCAAACAGCTTTCAAAAAGATTTGGTGTGGATGTTTCTGGTCTAAAGTACATGGTGAAATTAATTGACCGTTATGGCATAGAAATCGTTAAAAAAGGGAAGAATCGTCACTATTCTTCTAAATTGAAACAAGAAATGATGGATAAAGCCTTACTGGAAGGTTGTTCACAAAGAAGTATTAGTCTTGATTATGCCCTCCCAAACCAAGGAATGCTTTCATTTTGGCCGGCACAATACAAGAAAAACGGGTATACTATTGTTGAGAAAACAAGAGGGAGACCAGCTAAAATGGGACGTAAA